CCACAAAATCTTCTCATATTGGCTTCCCCTGTCCACGAGAAAACTTCTTAGCTTTATGCTTTTTGGAATGTCTACCTTTTCTTCTTATCTTTTTTTTTGGTAGCTTTGCTAGTCCTAGAAGATTTTTTTTTGCCATAACCCACTCCTTGTTGTGATAATAAACTTATCTTCTTGGAATACTGTGAACTGAACATTTTGTAAATATCTTGTGACATTATTTTTTCTTTAATAAATCAATACCTGGCTTTAATCCATAGATAGAACCAAATATTCCTACTACTAACCACTTGTAAAATTCTGGAAAATTATTGAAATATTCAAAGAACATATCTAATTTTTCTTTGGCATGAGGGTCTCCAGAGAAGATAGACCAAGCAAGAATAACAATAGGTAAGCATACAATGATAAGCACTAACTCATCTTTCCACCCTTGATTTTGATTATCCATGACTTTGGATTGGTATTCTACTTCGCCTTTGGCTACTCGTTCCATATAGTTTCGTTCTGCAAGAGCTTCTAATCGTTTGGTTTCTTGCCTTTTGTTAAAGACATCTACTCCTGTTTTAAATAGAGTTGGTAAGATACTCCAAATCATTTGTTAGAACTCCTCATAATATAAGATAAAGACTTAGCTCTAACTGGTGTTTGTTCAAACCATTTAGAATCTAACATCTCTTCGCTAGCTGTTGTATAATCTTCTGTCTGTAATGCTGCAAACATTTTTTTAAATTTAGAAACTCCTGTTTTGCCTAATTGAAAACACATTTCAATAATCACACCTCTTGCAATATAATTAATAGGTAGATTTCTGCACAATTCATCTGCTCCTTCTTTGGCTTTGGCAAAATCTTTTTCAAAGACTTGCTCCAGCACTTCCTCTGGGTAGGTAACTCCAGAAGTAAAGTTATCTTCGGATGTAACTAGATGACCCCAACCTACTGTAGCGTTTCCTAAGTGATCATAATAGACAGTATCTCTGAACCCCTCGTGTTCTTTAATCCTGTACTTTAACTCTTCCATCCTCGTAGACATATAATATTTTTACATTTAAGTCTTTTTGTTTTTTGCTGGCACATCTATTGATTCTAGTACCTTCTTTGCAGCCATAGCTTTTGCTCTTTCTGAAAGACACAGATTTAACATCATAGTTAATATACTCTTTTGTTTTTACATTAAAAGTAACAATATCTACAGGACCAACACCATGAATAGCTTGAAATACAATAGTATCAGGAAGTCTAGCAAGGTAGGTAAGAGCAACCAATTCTGATATAATACCTTTATTATGTTTGTCATTAATACCCATAACACTATATAGTTGTATAGCTATATGTTGTATATGTGTAAATAGATACTACTAGATATTGTTAGCTGTAATTTGCTTGTGTACAAGTAAAAGAAAAGAACAGCTTATTCTTATTGACATCTGCTTCATCCATGTCTGTGATAATTTCTAAGGATTTAGTATAGCCAGCTATCGCACAATCTTTATGCGTTGGATAAACTACAGGATCTGTAATTCCATCTCCGCATTGTCCTGCAACTACAGAACAAATATACATAATTAGTGCAAACTTCATACTAATTAGTATGACAGAATAAAACTATTTGTCTAAATATTTTTTTAAATCAGAAAACCAATCTTTGTAGAACTTCATTACATCTGCATTAATTTTCTCTACAGATTCTTTCCATTCCGCATAAGTTGGAAACTTAAAAGGATTATTAAACATAACTTAACCACTCCATTTCTTCGTTGTTATAAGGTATCATATGCGTGCATATATGTTGCAACGCAATATATGTCAAGAGTTAGTTTCTAAAATAAGATAGAGCTGCGGCTACAATACCAGAAATAGCAATCAATAACCAAATAGCACCTTTGCCTTTATTAATATCAGCTCTTAGTTGTTTTTGTTCTTCTTTAAGTTCCTTAATCTCTCTGCAGATATATTCCAATTTTACTTCTGTAGAAGATTGCTTAGGCATTTAATTATGGCTTTGTAGGAAATACTACAGCATTCACTTCTTCTACTGTTAGTAATCCTTCAGTTATATCTCTCAATGCTTGTCTGTATGCAGACATTTCTGGAGATAAGGTTTGGTCAGATAATGCTAAATAATCTGTGGCAGATAACAAAGCATTTCTTTTTTGTCTTAAATCATTCATGGATCTTTGATAAGCACCACCTAACCAAGCTGATTCTTCTGCTTGTCTTTGTGCTATTTCTTCTGCGGTTAGAGGTACTTGAATACCATTTACTATTTTATGTTCCATATATTCTCCTATATATTATTTAATGCTTTGAGCAAAGCAAAATTCATTGGCTAAAATGCTTGCCATTTTAGTTAATGCCAAACATCAATATCTTACCATCATCTATGTTTCCGCTAGACATTTGGAATCTGATATTAGTTAATGCTGATGTGGTATTAAAATATCCAGCTTGAAATTCATCTTGTGCATACGAACTTGGATCATTGATTGACCTATTAATCCAATGTTTAACATAGGTTGTTGATGATGGATTAAAAATCTGTAATGTTCCAGCTATACCACTGTCATTAGCATTATCCCCACTACCTAATGCAATATCATTTGTTGTTTGTGCTTGGTCACTTCCTGTAATGTAAGTTAAATCATTTTCTGTACCAGCTTCATTTTGATAAGCAATAAAATATGTTGAAGTATTAGTAACTCCATAATTACTTCCACCGTCTGTTGAAGTTTGAAATCTAAATTGTACGCCATCATTTTGTGGGTGAATATTCACAAAGAAGAATTTATACTCCTTATAATTCCCCAATGAAAATTCTATACTAGCAGAAGATGAAGCAGTAGCACTAGATACTAATACCATATCTCCTAAAGAAACTGGTATAGAAGTTACATTTGCTACAGCTTTATTATTTAATTTAGTTAGTGGCATTATTTAATCCCATACATTTTAATTGTTCCAGCATCTATGTTGCCTGATGACATTTGAAAACGGATTGCATTTATTGCACTTGTTGTATTTCCATATCCTGCAATAAAGTCATTTCTATTATAATCATTTGATGTGAGAATACTTATATTACTTAAAAAGTGTTTTACAAATGTATTAGAACTAGGATTAAATAAAGTCATTGAACCTGATAAATTTTGGTCATTATCTGTTCCTACTCCTGCACCTATAATTTGATAACCTGTTGATTGTGCCAAATCTCTACCATCATCATATGTCAATGTAGTTAAAGCATCATCTTCTCCATGCCAAGTTCTAAAAAAAGTTGTGGTTTTAGTTACATTATAATTACTTCCACTATCTGTACTTAAATTAAATTGAAGACTTGCATCATCAACACTTGGGTGAATATTGATAAACTCAAAATAATAAACATCATAGGTGGTATCAATACCGCTTGTGAAGCTAATAGAACTAGAAGCTGATGCAGTAGCCGTAGATAATAATACAGGACTTCCACTAGGTACTTGTGGGAATGAAGTTACATTAGAGATAGAGTTATTGTTGTGATACAGTAAAGGCATTATTTCACTCCATACATTTTGATGATGCCGTCATCAATGTTGCCAGCATCATATCTAAACTGAATTGCATTTATAGCACTTGTAGTATTAAAATAACCAGCAACATAACTACTCAAAGGCATAGGATATGCATGCATTACATTATTTTCAGAAATAAAATGTTTTACATAGGTAGTGGAACTAGGATTAAATAATTGTAATGTTCCTGATAAAGAAGCATCATCATTATTACTATCTGAATATCCTAAATTTTGAAAAGATGTTGATTGAGCTAAATCTCTTGAAGTTTGATAATTCAAAACAGCAGTATCATCTGCTTCAGCATGATAAGCACTAAAATATGTAGTTGTTTTTATTACATTGTAGTTAGAACCGCCATCTGTACTTCCATTAAATTCAAATCTTACAGTATCAATAGATGGGTGAACATTGATAAACTTAAACACATAGGAATCATAGGTACTATCTATTCCTGATGTAAAGCTAATAGAAGCTGAACTACTTGCAGTTTGGGTAGATAATAATACTAAAGCACCAGTAGGTACAGAAGCTGGTACTGCCGTTATATTTTGTAAGGCGTTATTAGAAACAGAAATAAGAGCCATGTCTTACTCCTTAGGATTATCAGCTTTGATTTGTGCTATTCTAGCTTTCCAGCTATCTATTCCATTATCGTAAATTTCTTCTAATTGCTTATCCCAAGAACCATATAAAGATTTTCTAGTTGCTTTAATCTTTTCATTGTTCTCATAAGTAGTTGCTTGTGCATCAAGTGCATCTAATTGTGCTTTAGTAGGTTTAGCAATAGGTAAGTTCCATTCAGCTATGAATACTCCTTTGCCATCTGAATTGTCTTGCAAGATAACATCTTTAGTAAAATCTATTTCTTGGTTTGCGTATAGTTTTATTTTAGTTGATAAGTTTGTCATAATAATTCCTATTCTATAATTTTGTATCCGCCAAATACATTAGTAGCAGATGTACCTTCAAAATTTCCTGTACTTGTTGTTACATTTATTCTTCCATAAACTTCAACATAATCTGTACTTCCATTAAATTCTATTGTTGCACCAATAAATTTAGTAACTTCACCTATTGGATAAGAGGAATTTGCTCTAAAACTAGCATATTTATAATTACTTCCATTTTTATAAATAGAAATATCAGCAGAATAAATACTATCTGCTGATGTTGGATAACAATATGCTTGTGCGTAAATATAATATTTACCAGCTACTAAAGGTGTAAATCTATATGTAGATGTATCATAATAACTGTTAGTATCAAACCTTTCTGTATTAAAATTTAATTTAACAAAAACATTATCTGCAACACCAGTTTGTCCTGATGACATATATGTTTCAAAAGCTGGAGTGTTAGCACCACCAGCAGATACCCAAGAATTATCACCTCTTAGAAAAGTAGAAGAACTTGGAGTTCCTGTTGCAGATAGTTTAGCAATTCCAATCGTACCATCGGATACAGTACCTACATTTAATACATCTCCTAATACTGTAATGAAGTCTATGCTATCAGAACCAGTTAGAGCAGAAGCAAATACAATGTTAGAACCTGATATCGTATAAGAATCATAAGGTGCTTGGATAACTCCGTTTAACGATACAATGCAGTTCGCTGGAGTTTGTGGAAATACTGCAACACTATTTTTTGTTAGTGCATAGGTATCAGTAGTCGTAGCTGTAAGTGCGTCTAGTACTTGATAATTTCCTACAATGGGTTGTCTTCCTAAATATGCCATATTATAATCCTAATGCTTTTAAGTGTTCTTTGGTTAATCCTAATTGTTCCATAATTACTTCAGCTTCTTGTTTTTTAGTTTCTCTATCTAATTGTGCTTGTGCCATTTCTTGTTCAACAATTGGTATCATGGCTTCTATTTCTGATTTAGAAATAGGTGTAGTTCCATTGTGCCATTGAATTTTATTAATATCTTCATCAGTTACACTAAATTGTGCATCAGGATTTATTAATTTTACTGCTTCAACTATTTTATTTCCACTTGTTGCCATTTTATGCTCCTAATTCTAAACATGTTAAAGTTTGTCCAACTCCACCTACAGTAACTGTAACTCCTGTGCCACCTCTTACTCTAACGGTGTAAGTAATTTGAGATGTAGTGTTTGGAATATCCGTAATAATTCCAGCACCAGCAGGAGTTGTTGTTGTTGATCTTGTTCCAGTCATTCCGTAATTATTTCTTCCTAAATCAACACTATCTCTGAATATAGTTATATAACCTTCACCACTACTTACTTTCATTTCTCCAAAATTTGCAAAAACAAGTATTTTACTTGATGTTGAACTTGGTGTTATACTAACAGTTGGCAATCCAGAAGTAGCAGTAAATCCAGTTGCAGTTGTTGAAGTTCCTGATCCAGATGTATTAGTAACATGTTGTAAAATTTTTCCACCACCAGCACCAGTAATTGTACCAGTAAATGCAAAGTCGTCTGCAAGGTTAAGACTTTCTGATTGTATTTTTGTTATTGCCATTAGTTATTTGCTCCGTTATCTATTACTGTGTTTCCTTCTGCAATCCACTCTTGTATTGCTTGGTAATCTGTGTTTGCTGGGTCTAGTGGTACAGTTGCTACTAAACCACTATTATAAACTATTTCATAACTTACAAATCTATTTGTAAAAGTGTCATATTTTTTTGTAACTGTATTAATCATAATTATAACTCCGAACTTAAATGTAAATATCCACTTGCACTATTTAATATTAACATTGCAGGACGAAGTGCTGAAGCACCACTATTATGTGTTAAACTTAATCTTGCACTTGTTGTTCCACTTGCAATAGCATCAATAGAAGTAACTGCTGGTCCATAATTTACAGAATCAGTAATAGCTAAAGTAGAAAAAGTTGCCGTTGGAGATGAACGCATTGGATTTATAAAACTAACATAAATTCTAGATGTTGTACTTGTTTGAGTAATTCCATCACCTAATGCTGTTGCATCTGCACCATTTAAAGATTGAAAATACCTCTGACATCTTCCTAAATTCACATCAACAGGCAAGAACTCAAAATCAGATGCAGTTGTTCCAGCTTCTAATTGTA